TTTTAAAAAATATGTTAAGACTTACAGACAGATATGCTTAGTAGAAAATGCTGATGCTAAGTTTATGTACGAAGGTTAGTTGTTAATTATTTAAAGTTGTAAAAAACTCTAGGCTACTTGTCGCTTAAAAATAAGGAGAAAAGATGGAATCAAAACAATTTGAAGATTTTACAGTTGATTTGGATGTGCCTTTGCTCAACCCAAGAACAACACAAGTTGATAAAAAATTATTAGAAAGAATAAAACAAATACCAATCAAAGGTTCAGTAGGTTTTTCTGAAAGACAACAGATGAAAAATTTTAGAAAAATTATGACTAAAACTTTTGGCAAAGGTTCTGTTGCTCAAAGAACAATACCAGCAGAAAATGGAGTTCAATATCGTTTATGGAGGTTAAGATAGAATTTAAGAATTAATGAGGCAAGATAATCCTCTCATTAATAACTAAGTAAGTTCCTTAAATAGTTAGTTAGTTAAATAAGTGATTATCATTATAGTAATAACTATACTGTTGTAATGGGAGGCGGTTGTTTTGCTTAGGCAATCGCCTCTTTTTTTATTTCCAGATAATATTTTCTTTGAATTCTTTGTTTTCAATCTTACCTTTATAAGGTGCTACATAGGTTCTATCCACAAAGTCTATGCTTTCATCGCCAATATAGTGAGCAAGTTCTAAAGCGTTCTTAAATTTACCTTTGGCCGCAAAATATGTTGTCCGATAGTGCCTAAAGCTGTACGCTTTTCTCTTTATTGGGTTATTTTGATACCCATGCTCCATTTTTTTAAAAGCCTTGTCTACGGCTCTCCCTATCTGTTCTACGCATATATATTTACCCTTGCTATTTAAAAATAGCTTTTCTTGCAAAGGATCTATGGTATTTAGATAATCCACAATTTTATCTCTTAAAGATGGTGATATTTCAACAATTCTATTACCTCTTTTAGTCTTGGTTTTACCAATTTCTTTATGCCTTTTTACTGCTTTTTTTAGTGATATTTCTAGTGCATTAGATTTTAAAAATAATAAATCTTCTTTTTCTAAAGCTCTTATTTCACTAGGTCTAGCAGCAGTTTCAAGAAGTATCATACAAATAAGTTTTATTAATGGATTGTGCATTTTATAGACCAGGCTTTGCATAACCTCAAATGTCCATTTATCTAAGTCTAATTCAGTATGATCTTTTTCTTCTTCTACAATCCATTTTAAATAATTTTTTTCATTTATTATATTTGGATAGTTTTTTTCGTCTGCAAGATAGGTAATAATATTTTTAAAATGATTAAATATTTTTTTTATAGTTTTTGTTTTGTAACCTTTAGATTTTAATTGTTTAACAAAAGCAGCAACATCCTCAGATTGTAACATTCTTAAATCTTTATTTTCAAAAAAAGGCTTTATATGATTTTTATAAAAACTATCATAATCTTCAATACAGCTTTGTGAAGTTTTGCCTAACCCTCTTTTATAAATAAGATGGCCTTTAAATAATATTTCAGCATCATCAATTGTATATTGGTTGGGATTAAATTTAATTAAAGGTCTGTTCTTAAATTTTTCTTCCAGCTTTTGTTTTAGAGCTGTAGCAGTTTTAGCTTGTATATATTTCTTTGTACCATCAGCAGCATAGTATTGTTGCCTAGCAATTCTCTTACCATTTTTATCTTTAGTATAATGTATGTTATATTCAATCATCTTTTCTCCTTAACTTAGTTGCATTTAATATACACAATGTTGACATTAGTTGCAATAAATCAATTGACATAACTATGTAGAAAATATGTAAAAAAAACTATGCAAAAACTATGTAAAAATATAAAAACTTTATTTTTATGCGGAAATTTTGGCACAAAAAAAGTGGCTCTTATACTTAAATTAGTATAAAAGCCTATATATTTTAGTACGCCCTTGTAGCTCAGATGGTAGAGCAATTGATTTGTAATCAAAAGTTTAGATACATCTGAACAAGTTTTACTATGTTTTTCGTCAATGACTATGTATTTACTATGTAACATTGTTCAACAAATGTATAACATAATGTCCACAACATAGCCAACAATTAATCGCCCACCCATCCCCAAAAGCAAGATGCTTTTACTTGGCCATCCAAGAGTTAGACCAAACCTAATCGGTTAAGATTTTGCAGTTTTAGCAGATCGTCTTAATGCTGCATCAGATACAGTACCTTTGCCTTTTCGGCTAGTGCCTTTTTTTTTGCGTAAATTCATATAGTAATACAAACCCTTTTTCGCTACTCTACCTGACTTAGTTTTGTGATAACCTTTTTTCATGTGTTTCCATTGTTTGATTAATATTTTGTTCTATTTTTTTTAATACTTGTTGTCGTAATTCATCATCCTTCTTCATGCAGTCGTAATGGGAGTGATCTCCAGAATAAAAACTAACAAATGAGTCTGTTGAGATAATATTTAATCCGCAATATCTACAATCCCCAACATCAGCTACAATGTTAGTTTTTTTCCATAATTTTTTTTTCATAAAATTTTTGTAAAAAATCCAAAAAGGATTTTATTGTCGCATCAACCAGCTACCACCCTAAAATTTCAATCGTCTAGTTTTTAATAAAAATATTTTTTTTGCAAAAAGTGAAAAACCCAATGTGGTATAATGGGTAAATATAAAAGAAAGGAGGTAATTTATGAAAAAGCAAAAAACATTTTTATGTGAAGCTATTGGTAATAGAGGTCTTGTTCATGCTTGGGGTAGAGGTAATAATAAAACTGAAGCTAGAATACAATGTAGATTAGCGGTTGAAGAATCTCTAAAAGAAACACCAAGCAAGATAAGACACTTTCCTATAAGATACGAAATTAAAGGAGAATAGTTCTAAATAAGGCGACCTGAAATATGGTCGCCTTAACAATCCCATTTCCTTAATGCTTTATTAATTCTACTATTAGGATCTCTAGCAGTTTTCTTAGATGTCAGCTTCTTTTTCATGCCTAACATTCTGGCACAAAAAGATTTTCTTCTTTTGCTAGTCTTTGATTTGGTAGGTGCTTTTAAATTAGCGTTGTTAGCTCTATTATAACTAGCTCTACCTTTAGCATTTAGGCCACCGCTTTTAGACTTACCTTCTTTTCTTTGCCAAGCTGGACTAGCCATTATGTACCAAGCCCTACTCTAGGTTCTTCAGTACAAATAAATTTTATGTAAAATTTATTTTCATTTACTTTATCTTTTCCAATATCCTCTAATTTAATAATAGATTGATTGTTGCCACCTAACATACAAGAATAACTATCAGCAAAGTTATTAGGGTATTTGTAAGGTTCTAGGCAAGAGTTTGTAACACCTGAACATAATATTAAATAAAGGACATAATTCATTAATTATCTTTCTTGTTTAATTTTTTTATTTGATCTTCTAAATCTTTAACTTTTTTATTTGCTTGTTCTAAATCTAATTGGCTATGCTCTAGCTTTTGTAAGCATCTTTTATTAGCACTATCTTTTGACTTACCAGCGTCTTGTAGTTCTGCTACTTCTTGTTTTAGGATACGAACTTGTTCTTTATATTCGTTGATTAGATCTGTGTTGTCTGACATTACTTTTTCTTAAAAGTAGAAACACCCTTAATACCTAGTATCGTACTGAAAGAACCCACAACTAAAGCTTGGTAGAACATAGGAAGATTTGCAAACTTATCAAAAAATATATCTATCTTTGCTTGTATGTTAGGATCATCGCTAAACACAGACCAAGCTAAAAGTAACAAAGGAATACTGATTAGTATAAGACAGAATTCATCTTTCCAATCTCCTTTATGTGAGTCTATGACAGCTTTCTTAAACTCTACCTCACCATTAGCCATTCTTTCAGCTAATTTCATTTCAGCTACAGATTCTAATTCTTTTGTTTTTCTTCTGTTTGCTGCAATAGACATTCCAGTTTTTAAAATACCTGGAACTAATTTAGTTGCTAGACTTAACCACATAGTAACCTCCTATAATGCTGCTGATTTCATTTTACCTGAAAGCTTACCAGCTCTTGCTGGTACTTGTTTTGCGTAAAGACTGTCTAAAATTTGATTTCCAGCTTCATTATAATCTTCATTATCTAAAGCTGCTAAACACTTAACAAATTTTTTTGTTCTTGGCATACCAATATTAAAAACTAATTCTATTATTACTTCTCTAGCAATATGATTAACTGGTTTGCCTTCTAATATTTTATTAGCATCGGTAAGTGCTATATTAAAATCTTTTTCAAAAATTTCTTCTAAATATTCTTTATCGTATTGTTTGCCATCTTCCCAATGATCCTCTACGCAAAGGTGTCCAAACCCCACAGTTCTCTTTGACAGAGAATCTAAATACACAGTATCTCTATAACCCTCATGTTCTTTGATTTCGTTTTTTAATTCTTCGTACATTAGTTTTCCTTTTTAGATTTGTTGTTAGTGTAATTCTGTAATACCAAACCTTTGAGTAAATTTTTCTGCAAAAACATTCTATGGCTAAAACAATTTTTTCTAATACTTTCATAATCTTCTCCTAGCATTGACAACCCTCACAAACACAAATGTCTTTATCGTACCAATGGTTATGCAAGTCATCCTCACAATGACAATTACAATGACAAGATTTGCATTTTTTCTTTTTATTTTTCTTTGGTTTTTGCGTAACTAGATTAGCTGTATTTTCACAGACATTATCCATATAACTAAAAAACCTTAAAAAAAGTTTATCAATAAACACCATTAAGTTTTTTCCGATCATAAATTTTCTTACTTTTAATTACTTGTTTTTTGTAATGTCTTAATTGTTTAGCAACAGGGTTGCGTTTTTTGTTTGGCTTTTTCATTAATCCAAACTTGAAATACTTGTAATTTTTTTATCACCTGAATATTCATCAATAACTACATTAGCTTTTACTCTTGCACATTGATATTTTGCGTTACTGCTTCTTTCAGCTATTCTTTTCATCTTCAAGCAAGTGTGCATTTTTTGATCTTGTATATAAAGATGTTCTTTCAAAGTTGGTGGCTCACCAAGAAAGAGTAATAAACTAATGACTATTTCCATTGTCATTTTCCCTAACTTTGTCTTTTAATTTTTCTATATCTGCTAAAGCTTTGTCTAATTGTTTTTCTAAATGTTTAAGCATCACTTGGTTATGTATATTTTCATCAAGCAATTCTTGATGTTTAGAAGTAGACTTAAAAAGTTCTTCTAACAAAATGTACTGTTCTTTATCTACAGTAGTCTGTTCACTTGCTTTTAATAAATCAGAGTTCATTAATTCTCTTGATGTTTCAAGAGATGTAATTTTTTGTGTGATTGAACTATACATTAACACAACAGTTCCAACCATCCCTATAATTCCTAAAAGATTAAAAATAGGCATAGAAATTTTACTGTTACTGCTTACATCTATTCTATCTTTCATTATCAACCATCATTAATTCTATGTTTAATTTTTTTTGTTTTGCAGTTGGACTTCTATAAATTTTATAGGATTTTTTATTCCAATTCTTGTTTCTAAATCTTTTTCTGTAAGATGTAGTTTTTACATCTATCAATCTTATGTTGCCATCCTCATCTACTGCAACCAAGTCAAAAGGTGATTGTGGATTTGTGGCCAATGCCACATAGTACCCTTGATTTGTTAAATCAATTATTGCTTGGTGTTCAGCAATTAAACCCTTTTGTGCTTTAGTTATTGTAGTAGATTGAATACAAAATTTATTAAGCTTGATAGGCTTATCGTTGC